GCTACCGAAGCACTCAAGGCGGTCTACGAAGCAGATGGATTTAAGGGTGGTGGTTTTATTGCCAAGCAAGCTCTGGCTCAGATACAAGGAACCAAATGAACCTACTCCAAACATTATTCAAGTGTAAGCACAAGCAGACCGCAGAAACAGTTGTCGTTATAGATGGCTACAGGACTTATCGGTGCTACGACTGTGGGTGTATTGTGTGGTTTCCAAGCATGGCTGGAACCAAACATACAAATAACCATATGAACGGTTAGAGGCGTGAAAGTTAACAAGCAGAATCGATAAAACAACAAAGGATGGTGGTATGAAAGACGCAATCGGTTGGGCAGTGGTAGGGTCAAATGGCTTACTCTGGGACAACACATGTAAGACTAGCAATGCGGCGGACTACCTGCGTATCTTTGATAGTGAGGTGGCGGCTAAGGCGCACACGGTACTACCTGATGATGTCGTAGTTGAGGTAGTGATTAGGGAGAAGGTGTGATGCAGGTAATCATAGGATTAGTCATCTTCTTAATCGCAGCGGTCAACTTCATCAACGGAATCTCTATTTACTGGTGGCTCACCAAGCAGGCTTGGGGGTTATGAAGAAGCGTGGAAGTGACCGCCGCAAGTTCCGCCTAGCCAGAATCGAAGAAGAACGAAGGCAGTCCGAACGCCGAGCCCTTAAACGCTTCCAACTCCGCATGGTGTCGTTTAAACTGGGTAAGTGGTCAGCGAACATCCCCTGGTGGTGGTTCGTCCCAACCAATGCGTCCCCGCTCACCGGCAAAACCTACGAGGAATTCAAATGAGTACAGTCGAGGAAATATTCGAGCGTCTACCTATCCCCGTCTACATCACCTACATGGGTGACAACGAGTATGTGGCGCAACTTGCGTCGGGTCAATCCCGCCATGCCTTTGGGACTACAGTCGTTGAGGCTCTACTGAACCTTGAGAAGAAGCTGGGCTAACGCTTGGCATAACGCTTCTTGGCGTCTTCCTCAGAACTTGACCTAGCCTTACCCTGAACAGCAGCTCTGGCGGTGAGTTTACCAAGGCGCTCAAGCGTCTCATTAGCCACCCCTTTACCACCAGCGCTTGCTGCCCGCTTAGTCGCAGCACCAACACCAACACTCGCAGTTCGCTTGCTTGCGGCTCTTGATAGCGCACCCTTTACCGCAGGCTTTGAGGTCGCCAGGAATGACGCCCCCATTACTGCCGGTATTGCCATGGCGCTAGGCACGCCGAACGCTCCAAGTAGCGCGGTGCCACCTAGAGAGCCCCCCAGCACCCTGGACTTAAACCAGTCCAACTTCATGTTTTCCAGCTTATTGGCAAGGTGGAAGTCACGCCCGATGCGGGTAAGGTTGTAATCCGCATTACCACTACCAAGGTTGCCAGCAGCCTGCGCAAGCTTCACAGTAATCTCATTACGCTTCTCACCACTACCAAACGCCTTCATCATGTCTGTGGATAAGTTGTGGACAAGTTTGCTGCGGTTGGGGATATGTTCCGCAGTCTCAGCGATGTACCTACCAACAGTAAGCTTATCCAGGTCTCTGACAATATTCTGGTCAACCTTACCAGCGAACTTCGAGAACGCTTGAGTCTGCGTCTGGTTACGGTTAGCCCTGAATGACCGAATCTTGCGTTCCACAGCGGCATTGTCGCCCGCAGCCTTACTTGTAATGACATCATCCGCCTCCTCTGCAAACTCCCTAAATGCCTTTGAGGTCTGTCTAAGCCCCTTGTGACCATTATTGTCAGCGAGTGAGTAAATCTTCTCACGGTATCCATCTAGGTACTGAGCGAGGTCTGGGGACACGGTCTTAAGGTCTTTAGCAAATAGCGCGTCGTTATAGCGCATGGAGCGGGTTGCCTCATCAGTCACCGCCTCATCAAGCCGGATGGTCTTCTTGGGTACATAGACGGCGTTCTTACCAGAGCCTTCCCTGCTAAACAACCTGTCTAAAACATTCTTCGTCTCATCATATATAGCCTTAGAACCCTTCTCATCCAGGTTCGGGTTAAGCACATAGCCGTCAATCGTCTTACCCGTCAGGTGGTCTAGGTTCTTTGACTCAATGAGTACGCCCTTTTGCCAGAGGGAGTCGGCAAGCTTGGTATTCTGCTCGGTGAGGTCAAGCGTCTTGGATGACAAGAACTTGTTGTTATAGATATCCTTCTTGAACCCGATGTGAGCATTCCTTGTCTCCTCACCAAGCTGCTTACGAACTTTCCCCAGGTTATCCACAAAGTTCTCTGTAATCTTAGCCATGTACTCTGGGCGCTTGTACATGTCCTCGATTCGCCTACCACCCTGCTCAATAATGGTGTCAAACATCCCATCGTCCATGCCGAGGTACAGCTTCGCCATGTTACGGGCATCTGCGGGATTCTGCTTGTTGAGTTCAAATAGGTGTCTTTCAAGCGACTTACCCTCGGTACCAAAGAGGAAATTCTGTGCCTTTGCGCGTACCCCAGTCTCACTCGCCGCCCCCGCACTAAACACCCGCTGATTACCCATGGATAACTGCTCAATAATTTCTTCAGATTCCTGCGGTGTAACCCCAACGGTGTTCGCAAGAGCCGTGGCAAACTTCTCATCACCTGATTTAAGTGCCTTGCTGTAGGTGCGAGCAAACACCGCCTTGGCTTGTCGTGCGGCGGGCTTCATAAGTTGTCCAACGACCTGGGCGGCGCCTTCACCCATCGCCCCAAATGCCGCCTCAGCGCCAGCAGACTTAAGCGTGTCCATAGCCCCAGGCGCAGGCATACCAGCAAGTTGAGACATCCCTTGGGTGCGGAGTGGGTCAAGAACTGCTTCTGTGCCACCAGCCGCTGCCATACCACCAATCGGACCTGCGGGGGTTGCTGATGCAGCCGTACCAACTACTGCGCTGGCAATATCCTGCGGTAATCTCGGCGCATACTGAGCAAGGTCGCCAAGCTCAAACCCAGGTTTGTTGGCTGGCACCCCATCAACGAGAATATTACCCGTGTTATCCACAGTAACCGGCTTATCTGGATTCTGCCTCTGTAGGTAGGTCATCTGCTGTTGGATACCAGCTTCGCCACCTACGGCAGTCCCCATGGCGGCACGTTGACCAAGGTTGGCACCATCGCCCTCTGGATAGGCGAATTGACCCATCTGCGGTTCACCACTACCACCCTCGGCTTCTACCGTTGAGAATATCTCATCAAGCTCTTGTTCTGTGGGTGCGGTGTCCCCCTCAAGAACCAAACTACGACCAGACGGCGACTGAACCTGGAACTTTGCCATATTAAACCTCACTCACCATGTATTTACCGATTTTTCTTGCTCCGGTAGGTGCTGACGCTTGACCACGACCCTTACGAATACTAGCAAGCGAGTAATCCGTAAGGACATTCTCGTCTACAGGCATACCAAGTTCTTCACGATACCGCTTTAACTGTTTTGTAGCCTTGTCTCTCCTGCTTTTCTGCGCCTGAGTATCTGCCAAATAACGCTTACGGGATGTTTGGTACAACCTTGTAACAGCGCTATCTGTCATCCTGTTTAAGTCACCAACACCCACCCTTCCACCCCATAACTTCATTGCTTCAGCCTTAGACATCGAGCCGTTTTCAACAGCCTTAAACTCACCCTCTTTGACCGCATTAGGGTCACTCATCTTAACGAATGAGTAAACAAGCGCGAACTGGTCGGCTGACGACATGTTCTTAACACGCTTTGCAAAGTCACTTGGGTTTGTTTTCTCAAGGTCGAAGTCCTCACCAAGTAATCCGAGGGCAATGTTGAATTCCTCAGTTCTTATCTTGTAGTCCTTGCTGTTGGCGTCATATTGATTAATTACGCCCTTCTCGGCTTCAATCGCCTTACCTGCGCGACTTAAGTTGTTTGTAGCAAGAGTCCCAGCAAGCGTCATCCTATCCTTCTCCTGCGCAGGCACCGCACCAGCCATTGTTTGACCAGCGGTGTTAATCTCCGCAAGCTTACCTTGAGCCGTAAGCATATCGCCTGTGGATAACCCGCCAATGCCACCAAAGAACCCAGACTGGCGGATATTACCGTTCTCCATACCAGCACCACTAAACATACCTTTGGCAGGGAGTAGTTCCATTGGCTTCCAAGGGTTCATAGTAGGAGCCTGCTGCGGCATACCACCCTGGAACCCAGCCCAAGATTGTGTCTGTCCAACGGGAGAGTTTGCAAGCTGGTTAGGGGTCAGTTGATTAGAGCTAACCTGATTGGGGTCGCTCTGCTGTTGTTGAGGTACCCCAACACCCATGGGCGGGGGCGGGGGAGGCGGTTGGGGCGGTTGACCACCAGGCTGGTTGCCACCAACAGGGGGCTGACCACCACTATTCATAACCCCATAAGCGGCTTCACCAGCCTGTTGACCGGCTCCCACCGCAGGATTACCACTAAGTTTGGCAAGCTGGGCAAGTAGGTGTTCGTAGGGAACACCCATCTGGGCAGCTTCGTTAAGTTGTTGGGCTATTGTGTCGCCCAGAGAATTTCCAGCCTTCTTCATTACAAGGTCAAGTGGGTTAACTGGGGGCTTAGGCGCCATAGCACCGGCACCCATCGGGCTTCCAGACATTATGAACGGGGACATTGCGGCTGATTGAATCATGTTGTTACTCCTTATGAACCAAAGCCAATTCCACCAGGACGCACGCCACCAAACCCAACATTTGGGCTACCAAGAGTGCTGCCTGCGCTGGTTTGGAATGACTTGAGGAATGGGTTCATAGACTTGTTTGTAGTAGACCCCTGGGTTGTACCAGTTACCGTACCTAACCCACCCAGGCGACTTGAGAACATCTGAGCATTGGCGTTCATCGGTTGCTGGATTTGGGCAGACGAACCGGTGGCAAGGTTCAAGAGGTTCAGTAGTTGACCCAGGTTAAACTGCTCTGCTCCCATGCGGATGTCCCCAGCAGTACGGGTACCCATCGACTGGGCTGCACCCGATTCCAAGAAGCTGCCTGCACCGCTCTTAGCCAACTGGGTGTTCATATCTCGTAGCGAGCTTCCAACGATGCCGGTGGTGACCTCTGGGCTAATCCCATAGGGCAACCCCTTAAAGTACCCTGGGAGTTCCTGACCTGTCATAAACTGGTTGGAGAGAGCGAGGGCATTCCTGTCGGAGTCGATAAGCCCACCCTGACGAGCCCGCTCACGCTCCAACGCCAGCTTATTTATCTCTGTTTCCTCAGGCGACGCCGTCCTCGTCTGCGTCTGCGTAGTGTCCTGTGTAGAAGTAGACTTGTCCTTACTCATTTTTGTTCTCCATCTTTCTGGCCCATTTCTTATAAGCCTCTTGCCGACTAAATGTTTTAACCATACCTACCTTCTTCCTTTTCGCTTCTCCCACGAAGTAATCGCAAGCTCCATTATCGCTAAAGAACTTGTACTTGAGTTCGGTAACGACGCTAGTTCTACGGTACTGCGGCTTGATGTAACAGTCGCTGAGGTAGCAGACTGGCCCACCTTGGATGTCTTCTGCGTAAACGTTGATTGTTGGATAGCAGAGGATGCGACCGAATAACTCGTAGCTGATTCTCCAGTATTCAACATACCCGACAATCCTGCCACCTCGTTCCGATGTAGCCAAGCATCCAGCTGAGAGCATATGGGCGAAGTACCGTTCTGCGCTTGCTTGGGAGAGTTTGGTTTCTTGGAATGGTTCTTCATAATACAGATTGGTTAACTGCTCAATTAGGTTAATAGACATGGGATGAAGGCAAGAGCTAGTAGTGTGTAGATGATTGCTCGGCACAACAGGTTCGCCTTCTTCTCGTCCCCACCCATGTAGACCAAGCAGAGGCGACCGAGCCAACTACCTTCGTCAGTCTTATCAGGAATTCCGTATCCCAAATGAAGCACTGCACTTGCTAATGGTACGCTTATCATTGGTACCCAACTCTTGTAGACAAGGGCAACTAGCCCTGCACAAACCACAGGCACAACCAACCTTCTCCACAGCTTGGAGTTCCACTTGGACTCACTGCCTGTCAACGCCCATAGGAAGCTAGTCAGGCAGGCAAGAGGAATAGCCAACCAACCTACCTTGATGGCGAAGGTTAGACCGACTATTGCTCCGATGACCAGTTCCTCAGCGTTGAGCTTCACTTTATTGGTTTCCGAAGAATACGAGTGATACCAAATTAGGGTCAATCAAAGACCCGCCAGCATTAACTGTTTTGATTCTGCAAGCTGAAGATGTCTGCGCTGTATTGGAAAAAATAAGAACTTGGCCGCCACCACCACTAGTATCAGCTCCGAAGCCAGTGGCAGCATAATTAGCAGACGAGAATGGCGTGGTGAAGTTGATTGTGTACTCACCTGTTCCGTGGTCTGTGATTGAGGACACGTTGTATGACGCTCCAATCGCAGGAGTTCCAGTACCGTTGAATACCACCCACGCCTTCGCCGCTCCAGGAGCAGCCTTAGCTACTGACGGAGTAACAGCAACATTAGCCGCTGTTTCAGCAGCCATTTGAGCCGAAGAAGCACCAGTAAAACTTTGAGTATATCCTTGGCTCATGCTTTTATCTCCATTACTTGCATATATGAATTCAAGCTAGTGTTGTAAAGCTGTCCACCAGATGAGTCAGAATTAACATAGGTCGTTGACCCACTATTTGCACCGTATCTTAATTTATAGGTTCTGCTGCTTGTGCTTCCTGCGGACACCTTAAAGAATATGTCTGCCGATATACCAGAGTAAAATGACGCATTTGAAACAATAAATGAAGTCGTTTTAAACGTGCTATCTTCCCAAAGCACAAGAGCAATATTTGACCCTGAGCTATGAATCAAAAATACCTTCGCTGTGATAAGCAGTATGCTTGACGCACTTTGCGGAGTAATCGTGCAATTCAGTGCCGTTAACTCTTTGCCCTCAGTAACGAGCGGCTCAGAAGTGTCATATGGAATAGCCGATGTGGTGCTGTCGAGAGCCGTTGATTGAGCTACGACAACCTGCACCACCTGCCCAGTTCCAGGAGGAGTGACGTTACCGCCTGTATATCCCTGTGCCATTAGGTGGTCTCGATTCCGAAGATGTTGAAGGAGAGGGTCGCTAAGGTCGCATACACTCTAATCACATCTGTCGCAGCGAGTGTGATTCCGCCTGTGAATACGAAGCTATCGTTGCCGCCAATCGCTACATCATAGTAGAGATACTGCTTGGAAGTGTCAGCCAAACCAGCCACAGCCACAGAGATGCGAAAGCTCGTAGACGTTGCGCTTTGGTTAGTAACAACAATCGAGCTGACCACCGTGCTTGTTGCCGAAGGCACAGTATATGAGTCGGTAAGCGTAGTTGCCGACGGCTTGGTCTGTGATAATACTTTTGTTACGTCTGCCAAAGTAGTGTCTCCTTTTTAAGAACCCATGAGTAATACTGTGCGTGGGAAGCTACCTGACGAGGCAGAACCAGACGCCAGTTGTGTTGAAAGAATCGCCGCAGACGGTGATAGGTTGTTGGTGTCCAACCCTCCGTTCACGAGGTTGTACAAGGTATCGAAATCGCTGTTATGCTCTGAGGCGATGATGGTCGCACCAGCAGAGAACGTATATGGCTTGCTCACAACTGCCATGTTATTTTTCCTTCTTTATGTTTTTGATTCGGCAACAGTCGTCATCAGTCCATATGACATCGTGACGACCTGTAACCTCACGCTTTGAGTATTCTTCCATGTGGAGGCGGCGGCGGTCTGCCGTCCAATCTGGGCAGCAGTCTCTTACTTCCATCGACCAACCCTCAATTACAGATGTCATAAGTTGTTCGCAGTCCTCTGGCTTAAACTTGTTAAAGCAGGTGGAGCATACTGCAACCCGCATCTTTGAGCCGTTGTCAAGCTGGAGTGTAATCTCCTCTTTTGTGTGCTTCCACCTAAGAATAGTATAACGCCCGTTGGGAAGTTTTGCGCCGAACTCTGCAATCTCGTCATGGCAAAGCGAGCAGAGTCCTGGGAAGTCATAGCGAATGCCAAAGCGGTTCATCGTGTGGCTCCAGAGGGTAATAGGAAGATGAGGGCGGTAAGACTGGCGACTTCACACTTGAGATAGACACTTGTGGATGTCCAGTCGGTTCCGCTTGTGGGCGACTGGTAGAGTGAGCCTGCCTTATCCTGCCAGAGTACGATAAAGCCGATGGGGACTGAACCAAGGGTATGAGTAATGGTGTTCTCGGCATCTGGGGTGGCACTTGTAGTGAACTGCTGGAATTCACCCTGCACATTCTGCCCAGGTGAGCCATCAACACCGGTGCCGAGGCTTATCCGCCCCTGCAGCGCAAAGGTTAACTTGTCCAGTTGACGCTGGAGTATCCGCACCTGCTCGTCTAGTGACTTCTTCTCGTTAAACACTAGCGGGTTAGTAATTATCATTGCCAGGTCTCGCCCTTAATCCAGTTGCCAAAGGCGTCGATTGTGAAGGTCTCACCAATGTTGGAGTTCTTGAAGCCAAAGCGCACTACTTCTCCACGACCAGTCAGGTGACGCATTTTGACAGCGCCGCCTGCGGCTGCGTAGACGTCGGTGTCATAAATGGCAGTTCCATATACAGATGAACCGCTAGAGGTTGAAAACGACTGCGTATATTGGTCAACAGACTCGAAGTTGTAAGAGTAGCTGAAGGTTAGGGTCGCCTCGTTGTACTGGTAGTAGATGGCAATCTCGGGTATTGACTTCTTAATGATGAGGTCGCCGTAGTCCATCCATTTGGAGTAGTAGTAAGCGTTGATGGCGGTTTCCACATTTGCTGGATAATCGCTGTTGCCAACATCCATGCGGTAGACATACCCGCTGTAGTCGCCAAAGTATGTGCGCTCCTCGCCTGAGACGAAGGCACGGGCGAAGCAGTTGGAGTTCAAGCCTTCGTAGATGGTAAAGGCGTTGAGGAAGTCATTCCATACCACATTCTTGCTGTTTGTCGATTCGCCTGAGTCGGTGAACGATGCCATGTAGCGGTTGGCGGTAGAGTTGTAGGTAGAGACGCTGTTGAAGATTCTGGCTTTGTTGAATGCGTCGTAGGTAGGGCCGATGCGCTCAGAAAGCTTATAGCTGTTGTTACCATCAAAGTAGTAGAGACCATCGTAGGACAAGAAGACAAGCCCGTTGTCTACGTTTTGGATTGACTGACCGCTGACGCAGCCGACTGTTGACCGAGCCTGTTGGAAGACAAAGGGGATATCAGCATCTCCGGTGAATGACCCTAACCAGATGTAGCGATTCTTGAAGACTACGAGGGTGTCACCCAAGACCGCCACCCCTGTGATTTCCTGACCGTCGTTAAGTCCAAGGTCACGAAAGTCCGCAGAGTCCCAGGTGGAGATAGAGTCCAATGCTGACCAGTAACCACGGGATTTGTGCGTTGTACCGCTGACGGTGACATGAAGAAGGATTGTGTAGCCTTGGAAGGTGACGACAAACTTCGCCTTGGTTAAGCCTGTTGGAACGGTCATGGCAGTAGCGTTACCACTACCAGTCCATTGCCAAGGGAGGTCTACGTTGTTCGTGCCGAGAACAGTATCTACGTTCATAGCGAAGCTGACGTGGTTGTTGTTGCCTGCGGTATTGGTCAAAGCACCCGTAATGTTGTCCCAAGTGCCGTCCAACCCGTCCATCTTGGCAAGCTTGTTGCCGCAGGAGCCGAGAAGGTAACTAGTACCACTTGAGAACTCAGCCCAGTAGAGACCGTTCCAGGCTGCGCCGCTGTTGAATGCTGAGGTATTGAGAGCTGTGTAACCCAACCGCTTCTTGACTGCCCCAAACTTGTCCAAGACGATATTGAGCAGACCTGACGATTCGTTATCCTCAAGGCTTGTGGGAGACGCTGCGGTATTAAGCCCACCGCCATTTGCTCGGAACGAGGCTGATACACCAGGCGTGATGAACTGCATGGCTTTTTTAGACATGATTACCTCGAACTTGGGCCATAATACCCGCCCATCTGCATGAAGCCGACTCCGCGAGTCATCAAACCGTTATTGCGAGAGGTTCCAGAGGGTCTACGCAAACTGGGGTTCCAATCAGGCTTATCCATGTTGGTGCGCCTGAGGCTCTTAATCTCGTCAATGTAGAGGGCTGCGAAGGAGTCGCCCTCAGCCTGTCCCGTCTCATACTTAATCTTGGCAACCGACATAAGGATAAGGGCTTCGTCAAACTCTTGCCCCATCTCGTGGATGTCGTTGTCGTTGACCAAGCGGTAAGGGTCTTTGTAGTAGGACACCTGGATGGGGAAGATGGCATCTGGCAGCGGCCAAATTGCAATCTTGGAATACATCACACCGCCAGTCGTGTCACCCACAGGTAGTACCGCAACGGTGTTATTGGCACTATTAGTAGTTACTGTGACTCGACCAACCGTGGGCGCTGATTTTGTGACTCGCTCGATTGATGAGAATGACTTAGTCCCGTTAACCGTGGATGTGCCGTTAAGCGTGAGAGTGTCGTAGTCGGGGTAACCGGAAACGATACCAAACACAACGACTGACCCTGATGTGTCAGAAGCCGAGGAAGAAGTAATAGAGACAATAGAAGGCTGGAGAGGCTGACCAATCACCATGTTCTCCTGCCACATGCGGTAGACCCAGGGGATGCCCTTGACAGTGTCGTCGATTGCAGACATCCTGAAGTACTGTTCCGTCATATACTGCATCTGGGTGGGATAACCCCATTGGCGGTGCCAGAGGAAGGTGCGGTGGGCGGCCTGTACTGGGAGATTATACTCGGATGTAGGGAGAATCTCGTAGGTCTGGGTAGTGCTTGATGTGCCGTCGTAAACCTGGTCTACCGTACCCGCCGTCTCGCTCGTAATCGTGAGCAGCTTGAACACTTTGGACGACCCGCCAAACTTGACGAGGCGACCGACTTTGATGCCCGATGTGAGGAATGTCGCACCGACGACTGAGAAGTTTGCGGAGTTTGCGGTAACTGTGACTGCTCCAGTTCCCGTTGTATAAGAAGTTTCAGTAGTAATGGTAGCTTCACGGCGCAGTACTCTCCATGGGCATTCACGAGCAACTCGGAATAATGAGAAATTGATGGCGTTCTTCGTGGCAGTTGTAAACTCACTACCGGACTGGTCACGAGTAGCCCGCCGTTTGACCTCGTCTTGTAGGTCGATAAAAGTCATCATGTTGTTGTCCCCATTAATAGTCTATCAGAAATGTATATTAATCGTCGCTTCTCCACTTATGTTGACTCCAGAGCCGTGTTCAACGATGGTGGACGACTTAAACTCCTTGCGGAATTTCTCTATCAACTCCAACTTCTTCCAATCAGGCATAACGGAGCCTATCGTAACCGTCCAAAGCCCATCGACCTGACTGACCTTGATGTCAGAGAGCATCCCAACCAACTTGATAAGGTGAAGAACCCTATCAAGCTGACTGGCTACTTTTTTCCTATGGCAAGCCTCAGCATGGAGATGGCTCCAACCATCGCTTCACCATTCACGAAGTTGATGAGCCCAGAGACGCTAAAGCCGTGAGATACGACATCAGCTACATAGAGCGCAAGCCCTGAGACAAGGGCGAGAATTACGAGAATGTGGGTCTTATATCCTGTTAACATTATGTTCTCCTTACTTTTCAGTCGGTTCTTCAATCAGCCAATCAAGCGAGGCGAGTTCTTTGGGTGAGAACTTCACTTCGCTCACATGTTCGAACTTGAGCTTTTGAATGTCG